TCACATCACCGGGCAGTCATCAAACTCCGCGTTCCTGGCATCATTAATGATGTACGTGATAACTCCAAATATTGCGTGTGAAGAATTGTAGCCATCACCATCTTCTGGCAGCGCTTCCTTTCTCCCGTTCTCCAGATTTATCAGGTGGGGCTGAGGGTGAGTTCGGTATCGCTTGATCCTGAATTCCCCATCTATCGCGCATATCAGCAGCGAGCCATCACAGGCTGAAAGCGACGCGTCCACAACAAGTAGCGCCCCCTGGATTATCCCTTCCCTGAAATGTGAACGCGATGCCCGCATGAAATAAGTCGCTGCGGGCTGGCTGATTAGCTGCTGATCGAGGGAGATCCTTGTTTCAACGTAATCACTGGCAGGTGAAGGGAAGCCCATGGCTATAGTCCTCCGTTTGGATTGAACAGCTGAAAGGTACGTCTCCCCTTCCTGCGTTGATACATCGCGGAATGTTGTCACATACCACTCGATCCATTCGTTAGCCTGCTTCATCGTCCAGTTCCAGTTAACCTTGCTCAGTTGCTGGACAAACCGCTGTGTGGTGACGGTCTTCCGGCCATTAGGTTCCTGCTGTATCGAAGCATACCAGGCTATTTCAATATTGATGGTTTGCCCGGAGCAAAAGATATCATTCTGGGAGAATTGACTAAGAGGGTTCACCGGATCTTCCCCGATGCTGATGTTCGGGTTAAACCGATGATGACACTACCGGCGATCAATACTGACGCCAGCAAGCATGAGAAGGAACAGATAAGCCGTACTGTTCAGGAAATGTTTGAAGAGGCTGAATTCTGGTTAGTGAGCGAGTAAAGTTTTTCAATATCCGCCATAGTTACGTTTTGATCGCGCTGTGGCGGATTTTCATTTTCGTAAACGTTCCCTTTTCCCATTCTCAAAATTTACAGGGTGCGATTGCGAATGTGTCCGGTACCGCTTAATCCTGAACTCCTCTCCATCTATGCAAACCAGCAATGAGTCGTCGCGTGGCGAAACGGACGTATCAATAACCAGCAAGATGCGCTGGTCAGTGACCTTCTTTGATGTAGTTGATGTAGTTGATGTAACAGGTCAATTTTAGGTGACGACTTTTATAAAAAAGTCTATCATCCATTATCTTAATTTCGTCTTGTGTGGCACCTTGGAATTATAGGTAAAAAATGATCTACAAGAAATTCAGACTCGATATAAATGGGCTAAGAGCTTTTGCATTGATAAGTGTTGTGCTGTATCACTTCGGTGTACCTTATGTGTCAGGTGGCTTTATAGGTGTAGATGTTTTCTTTGTAATTTCTGGTTTTCTTATGACTGGAATTGTCCTTGAACGCGTAGACCACAAAGGAGTACTTGATTTTTATATTGCAAGATTCCTAAGAATTGTACCAGCTCTGGTATTTGCAATTCTCTTGTTGATGATTTTCGGTTTATTTACACTAAGTACAAATGAATACGAAGCACTTAGCAAGAACGCAATATCGTCTTTACTTTTTTATTCAAATAATTATTACGCAATTCACTCTAGTTATTTCGACTCATCATCAGAGTTCAACTTTTTGCTTCACACCTGGTCACTATCAGTTGAGTGGCAATTTTATATTTTATATCCTTTATTAGTCATTATAGTTAAAAAATTACGGTTTCCTGTTGGACTCTCATTATCTGTAATTTTAGCCATGTCACTTGCAATTACACTTATGCGAGTGACTGGAACCAAAGAAGATATTTTCTATCTTATCCCTACCAGGGCATGGGAAATGCTGGCTGGCGGCCTTGTATACATAGCATCTGTACGTTACAAAATGCCAGAATGGATAAAGCATTGTGAGGTTTATGGGATAGTCCTCATTGTTGTTGCTGTTGTTATACTGCACAGTAATGGTTACTGGCCAAGCTATTCAGCACTCGCTCCCGTGCTGGGTGCTTCGATGGTTATTCTGGCTAACAAACAGAACTCTTTATTCACATCAAACAGAATTGCACAGTGGGTGGGTAAGATTTCTTACTCAGTTTATTTATGGCACTGGCCTGTAATTGTAGCGATGAAACATTATGATATTGAGTTCAGCGCTATAAATATTTTCTTTGGTGTAATTGTGTCTTTTGCGCTTGGGGATATTTCATACAGAACAATTGAAAACACGCTCAGGAAACGAGTTAAGCTACAATTTAATATTGTATTATTTTCCTCTACTCTGGCTCTATGCTTGTTTGTCATGTTCACAAAAGGTGTTAGTTTTAGATTTTCAGACACCCTAAAGCAAGTCGTTGAGTATCGTATGGACAACTCTCCCTGGAGGCCTGATATTTGCTTCCTCAATCCAGATCAAGATTATTCAGCATTCTCAAAATGTCAGGATAAAATGACTGAAAAGTCTTTTGTTGTATGGGGTGACTCGCATGCCGCACATCTTATGCCAGGGCTGAAATCGGTATTTGGAAATTCACTTAACATTACGCAGAGAACTGCAAGCTTGTGCCCACCAATCATTGGGCTTCAAAAAGATGACAGGCCGTATTGCAAAGACATCAATGATATGGTAGCCAAGGAAATTTCAGACAACAAGCCTACTACGGTATTAATGTCCGCGTTGTGGCCTGTCTATCCTATGCGTGATTATCTGCCTGAGACTATTAAATTCCTGAAGGATAACAAAGTAAAAAACATCATCATTGTTGGCCCGTTCCCGGTTTGGAAGAAAACGATGATTGATACTATTGAGGATATGGGGATTAATTCCGGAAGGACCGTTCCATGGAGCATGACGGATGAAACCCGTAATCTGAGAGATAATGACAAATATCTTAGAGAGCTGGCGAAAGAGCATTCCCTTACTTATATTTCACCACTTGAGACTATGTGTACAGAAAGTTATTGCAAAGCAATAATAGGGAATAGAATTGCTTACCCTATACAATATGACAATGCGCACCTAACACCAGAAGGCTCAGGGTGGTTTATTGAGGAAGTGAAAAAGCAGATTTCAAAATAAACAGAGGGGCTTGCCCCTCTTTTTATTTTATAAAACTACAACAATAATGCAAATTATTTTATGTGTATAGCTTTTCTGATGGGGCATGCTATATTTTGTGCAACCGATGTATCAACCGCTTTCAGCGCATCGAGATAATCCAGCCACAGATTGTACTGCGCCAGTTCGTCGCCCGTCAGGCGCCCGAGCGCCGCTTTGCCCGGCCACCGCCTGCTGTTCATGTGCTCGTTGGCCTGATCGATTCTCTTCTTCTTTTCCTGATTTGCGGCAGAAATTAAATCATCTTGCGTTGGAGGTGGAATACAAACCCAGGCAATACGTCCATTTGATGAACCGAGATACATTCCCTTTGGTGGAGTTTTCATATAATACTTATCAACTTCTTCATCGGTCAGAGCATAAAAATCATTCGACCACAACCCACTGGCCTTATAAGCTGGAATGTTCTCCTCTGAAAAATATGTGTTTGATGTCGAGGAAAAACATATTATGCTCATGTCAATACCCCATGTAAATTACAGATATGGAATTATCGCCACCGGATGGATTAAATATACGAATAGCACCGTTGTTCTCAATCAAATATGTTGGGGATATCGTAATATCACCTTGTGCATCCTGAGGGGTAAGCGTGGCAGCCTTGAATACATAAGGAAATGTTGTTGGTAATGGAAAAACATACCCTGAAGGGCTATTCCCGGGAACAAAGCAATTTAAAGCCTGAAAGATTGCGCCACCGGGCAGAGAGGTATAGATCCCGGCAGGGTTGTCCCTGAGAACAAATGAAGAAATGTCCGGGTTCTGATTCGCGCCGTTGCCCACGTCCCGTTGTGCGGCCGATTTCAATTGAACGTTTCGAGCACATGATTTTTATCTATTTATTCAGATATTCCGGCCAGTTAATATCAGGTGCAACATCTAGCGCCAGTCGGCGCAGCTTTGTTCGGTATTCACGTAGCGCAGTGAGTTCGGACAATTCAGCAGCCGTTATATCGCCATCGTCCTGAGCTTCTACAAGCTGATTGATTTTTGCTGTGACCGACGTCATACGCCTGTCGCGCTCTGCCGTAGCTAAAGCAACATAATCAATCTGAACAGGGGCAATAACGCCGTTGCTGTAGGTAAAATTCCCAGGCTGAAAACCATCGGGAATATCAGTATCAGCGAATTCCACAACAGAGCAATTCAGCGGAAATAGCTTAGTCGCATCTTTATCCGCAGCAATAATCAGCCCTGTTTTGTCATACTGGATTTTCAGCGTATCGGGCTGGAATAACTTCTGTAACACATACCAGTCAACACCTGATTCATCCTGGATAAACTGAATACTGCAATTCTCTGATAATTTCTGCTGAACAAGGGTTAATTCCGTTGTTTTAGTGAAATTTTTAAAATGCCTCATTTTTATGCTCCCACCGTATACCACTGGCCATTCACTTTAAGCTGTAACAGGCGTCGTTGGATCCTGTCTGGTGTATCGTTCGAGTCTCCATTCTCAACACCTGTAATGACGTAACCTAACTGGTCTGCAAATCCGGGCGAACGATATAAGTTTCCATGCTCAACGGCACCGAATCGAATTGACTGAACATACCCACTCAGCATGTCAGTTGTAGCAAGGAATACACCAGACCCATCATCATGAAGCATAAATGGCTTTGTTTTGTCGTTCTGGTACACACCAACCATGGTGATGTACTGACGCGCTGGCTTAGAAGCCACAAACGCGCTCAGCCAGCCCGGTCCGCTACCACCGCCCCATATATCACCGTATACATCGCCATTTTTGTTGAATATCGCACTTCCAGCCTGCAAGTTTTCAGCAGCTGCGATAACACCGAGTCGGGTGCTGATATATGCCCGGATAGCCAGGTCTTCTGAGTTCTGAAATCCGATACCATTCCATGACTTAATGTTCAGATTGTTACCATTAAAACCTGCACCATCAACGTCACCTTTAGCCATCCCACCAGTGCCATCCCCAACCGTAACCAGGGTATCGCCACGCATATTTGGTGCAGAAATACCCCCCGTAAAGGCGCCCCCCTCCAGCATCGCCACTTGACGCCATGAGGTAATACCCGTTCCTGTTCCGTGACCAAACAATACGTTATTGCCACTGACTGCAAGAACATCCACAACAGTGGTCGGACTTACCACCTCGCTAAGGGTAATAATTTGCCAGAAACTTACCTGGTCTGGCGCGTCGGGGGCCTGATGCGCACGCATAAACTGACAGCCTGTAGCCGCACGCGCGCCGATTGATGTTCGGTCAATTGCGTCACTGACAAACGTTCCCGCGAGGAATCGCCCGTCACCTTTAAAAAGAACGTCTACTAAACCAACGTTCTGGAGAAACAGCGGCTTATTCGGGATGTCCGCGCCATTCTGATTTTTTTCAAGACGGGTTTTAACCTGTTCATAGATCAACCTGCCAATGGCGGCGTGAAGCTGCGTATGTTCGCCTTTACTGAGTGGTATGCCGGCGGCTTCAATAACAGTACAGACCTCTTCCTGGACTGCATCCCACATATCACTGTTGAGATCCGTTGCGCGGCGGCCCGTGGCGGGATCACCATTCGTAAATCCGTTTTTTCCCTGACCAAATTTATCTTTTTGCGCGGTGGGCGTATCAATTCTGTGCATTCTCTTTTCCTTCCGGATAAGCAAAAACAACAACCGTATGTGACGGACAAAGCTTATCAATCACACATTCAGCAACAGTATCGCCCCACGTTCTGATCGCAGAATCGCAGGTGCTTGTACAGGTCTGCCAGCTGATGTTCGCATCAGCCGGAATATTCACACGCCAGTAGTAACGCCAGAATTCCCCCCATTCAGGATCGGGTGTGCTGTCGAGATTCTGAAACTGCTCAATGGTGGCAGCGGTATACCCCAACGCATCAAGCTGTTCCCGGTAAAACCTCTCGTTTATACCACCGGCAACATTCGCCTTTGCATCCAGACGTTGCTGGCGCTGCTGTAATGTCTGCACGCCTTCCGGTGCACAGGAATCAGGCAGGCCATACAGCTGTTCATAACGGTCTATCAGTTCTGTGGTTCTGGCCGGATCAATTTCAGCCATCAGTTCATCCGCTCTCTGATGTACCCGGTTCAGCGACGGCGCCAGCCCTTCAATCAGTGGATTTTCTCCGTCCCAGGCAGGTCCTTCCGGCAGAAGGTGATAAAGTAACTGCGTATATTCGTCCTGCAACGCCATAGTTATCCGTTCTCCCCGGTATAGGTGGCCCAGGTTATATTCCCCAGGACAGGAAGTTCAGTTTTTCCCAGAACCACATCTGCCGCCGGCACACGCAACTGATGTGCCACTTCCCCGGTCGCCAGGCTTATCGCCTCGCTGATTCGCGAAACATAAATTTTTCCGGACGGCGCGCCATCACGCAGCATCAGCGCATTTAGCTCCGCAATAATGGCAGTACGAATTTCCGGGGTATCTTTGGCCAGTGCGACTGTTACCGGAATGCTTTTTTCAGTGGCAGCGAAAACAAAGAGTCCGCCGCCAGCAACAGGTGCCAGCGGCAAAATATGGTCACGTACAGCCTTAACGAGATCGTCGCCAGGAGCCGGATTCACCGGGTTACTGGTAGCCACCATCACACCAACGGTGCCGGTCCCCTTATAATGGCGGAATGTCCACGCACGGGTTATTCCTGCGATTTCCTTTGCCCAGATGACGTAATCAGGATCAGCGCCCCCCTGAGGTATCCAGTAATAGCGCTCCATGACACGCGCGCGCCACGTTTCAAGCTCCTCTGTATCAGCCCCCCCGGTCAGAGTGTCAGCGTAACCTGTAGAAGGAATACCAGTAATCGGCGTGCCAAGGCGTAACGCCGTACCATCGTCAGTATTACCGGCAGTTCCCGCCACATCAGCAATAACCGGCACACGTAACAGGCCGCCGGAAGCTTTCACCGTCTGCAGGGTCGTGAATGTAACCTGATCATCCCGCTGAATCTGTGTCCCCGCGGGGATCTCCGGCGTTCCGGCAATACCATCCCAGCGTGCAAATCCCTTCGCAGATACGGCATTTTTCCTGGGACAACGCTTAATCCTCGCGTGACGGTAAAGCCAGTCCTCATCACACATATCAGGCAGCATATTCCGGGCCAGATAATCGATATAACCATACAGCGTATGTACAGCAGCAGCCTGTACCCGGCTGTAAACCTCGGCATCCATGCGACGTAACACAACATCCTGCTGAAAACGGGTCAGTAAATCGCTGCGAATGGTAGCAATCAACTGAGGAAGTTCAGGACGTGCAAATTGACTGTCAGCCATTAAGTTCGCTCCATATATCATCGAATGTAATATTGTGAATTACCCCGTCCCGCTGATATATCGTCACGCCAGCCGCCAGGGTATCTGTTCCTGTGCGTTCAGATGTCACATCAATACGTGCCGCCACGCCATCGTCTGTCATCCACGCCAGCGCCTGCTGCATGTATTCACGGGCATCCTGCGGCGTTTTATTGGTGAGTTTGCGGCGTTTCAGCAGGTAGAGGCGGGAACCGATGCGGTCATTCTGAACAGCAGGCCAGGTGTCCCCCCACCAGCCGTATGGCTGTGGGGTCCTGTCATCCCGCTCCGCCCGGCGCCAGGTAAAAAGAGAAATCACCACTGCCCGCGTCAGAAGGTCGAGCGAAGCCGTGGCATCCTTACGGATTCCATTAACATAAAGGATCATGATGTCAGCTCATGGGTTGGACAGGCTTATCGGTTATACCGCCGCCATCGCCATTTTCTTTATGGGTATGACCGTTATAGGTCGTGCGCATTTCAGCCATCGTTTTTCCACTGCTGTCACAGTTGTCCCTGATATCGCCAGTGGATTCGATCGGCATTTCAAAACGTGCTTTAGTGGCATTCGTGAAAATAACTGGCTTTCCGCCGCCATTTATCACTATTCCGGCGCGGGTTAATGTGACCGACTGCCCCTGATCGTCATATAGCGCGACTTCCCCGCGCGCCAGCCCTTTCAGTCTGAAGCGGCGGTCAGCCACAACCACAGCCACTCCGTGCGAACGGTCACCGCCGGGAAACAATACCACCGCTTCTGCGCCATTCTGTGCTGCAGAGGTGAAACCGTAAGGTTCAAGATGCTCCACATTTTCTTTTTTTTCACCGGCAATAAGTTTCAGTCCGGCAGTCTGGCATTTTCTGACGGTATCAATCGCGGTAATGACTGCGCGCGTTATCATGTTCTGAAGAGGATGGTTAGCCATCAGAAATCCGCCTCCTCACTGACTTTTTTCTTCGCTTTCGGCCTGAATGGTTCAGGAAGATAAGCATCCGCAGGCCCCACCCGGATTTCGGTCAGGGTGCCGTTATTGTCCTGGCTGTACGTCACTTCGGCGATCACCAGCGTTTCATTGTCAAAACCGTTCAGCGGGTCATACACCACCACGGCCTGATTCGGTTTCCACAATTCGCCATTCCCCTGTCTCCATCCCTGTACGGTATAGGTGGTTTCCAGCGTTTTCGCCGCACGCTGACGGGCTTCAAATTCACAGCGTGATTTGCAGCTGTCAGTTGTGGCAGTTCCTGACTGCTGAATGGTGTGGGGACGATACCGCGTGACGCCTGCATCACCAGTACTCTGCCGGATAGCAGCAATGGTTGCCTCGCCGAAATCGTCATCCGTACCAGGACGCTGCCCCGTAACCAGATAACTGGAGAAACGCTCACGAACACTACGCTCGGTATCACAGGAAAGAATATTTTCGCCAAGTCCCAGTGCCGTGGCTGCTTTCATACTGCCCGGCCTGCCGAGAACCAGCCGTCCCCGTTCGTCGTCATATGCCAGCGCCTGAGCCTGTCCAAGCAACCTGTTCAGACAGTCCACAACCGTTTCACCATGTTCCGGCTGAGCCTCAATAACGGCGGCTGCCGGCGCGCCTGCATCAACAACGTCCACACCGAATGGCCGGGCAAGTGCGCTGGCGATCAGGAATAAATTTTTCCCGTTATGCTGTGCAGGCGACGCAGAACAGTCGATAAGATCTGCCGTTTTGCTGCGCCCGACAATGCCCGTCATAATGGTCTGCGCATCATAACGTAGCGGTAACGCCTCAACCCAGCCGGTAATGACTAAATCATCGCCAATGAGTACCTCTACAGCGTCACCATTTTTTACTGGCGGTACGTCTTCTCCACCAGGCCACTGCCGGGTGATCGAGACATTAAAGTCCCGGGCAATACGGTCAATGCCCGCACTTATCCGTACTGACGTCCATCCTCCCCAGTCACGCCCGTTGACGCGTAAAAAAACCGTATTATTCATCGTACCGGAACCCTCAGCGGCTCAACCGGGATAAATCCCGGATGGGGAACGGGATTACGAGTGAGGATGTCAGATTCCCGCCCGGCGTCGTCATACCAGGCTGCAGCCAGTACCAGTGCAGGCAGAACATCATCAGGCGTTCGCAATGCAGTACGTTCAACCTGTGCCAGTCGTGCAGAAATATCGCGATTGAGATCCGTCCGCATAACGGAAATTTGCTGGAAAAGCACATCATCCCGGATACGCAACTGCTCCTGGTCAATCGCAGCATTGAGCGCGGTCAGGATAGCTTTCAGATCTTCATAGTTCGGTGGAGAGCTGCCATTACTGACTGTCTGTACACCATCCAGCGCCGGGTGCATGACAGTGATAATGTCTGAGTCACGGCCTGTTCCTGCAGGCTGATTTACGCCCCGGACACCAGGTACATCACGCGGCTGCTTCAGTGTTGTCACGGCGTGGACGGCTGTGCTGATGGCTGTTGTCCTGATGGCGGCTGCGATCATATTGCGTTGCATTTTCTGTTTCGCAGCAGATCCGGAGTCAGTGGGCCAGGTGCCACGGGGGGAAAGACCGGGATCAAGCGTGATACCTGACATCGTTTTTATCATCGTGACCAGATCCGATGTACTGCCTCTGAGCCTGTCACCTGAGCGCCAGGCTTTTTGCAGTGCGTTAACGAAATCACTTGCGGCGCTCGGTGGCATCAGAATGACAGACAAATCCCCCTGTAACAGCCGCATTGCGGCAGACACGCCGGAGTCAACCATCCTGAAAGCATCGGCAACATCGCCCAGCATGGAGGCAGCATCGGCAATGACATCGTTCTGGATAAAATCAGAAATACCTGACAACGAGAATGTGGAAAACATACTGTCAATCGCATCGTCGAAAAGCCCGCCTGATGTTTCCAGGCGCTTCGCCGTTGCCATTCCTGCCACCGGAAAAGAAAGTTCACCACTTTCCACAAACTGAAAGGAGACACGACACATGCGCCCTTCTGTACTGCTGTGAGTGATCCTGACCTGTCCGTCAATGCTGCCCTGCATTTCGCCATACTGCGGATGGACCAGCGTACCAGGGCCTGCGGTTTCAATGGCACCAATAAGACGATCCCGCCTGTCTGCGTAATCATCACCGACAAGATAAGCATTTATCGTCAGGCGGCGCGTGGCGCGACCTAAATCCTCCGTCCAGGGCTTATCCCTGTTCGGATATTCATGTACCTGTACGCGGCGTCCAAAGGTGCTTTCATCATCTTCAACGGAGAAAGGCACTCCACGAAATGATGCATCACGCAGGCGCCCGCGCCAGCCAGTTGAGGAGAAAAAAGCCATATTTACCCCATAAGAAAACCTGCCGGAGCAGGTTTATCGTGATGTACGAAAGGGTGAGTAACCCACATCATGGCTGATGTTCATCAATGGATTACCGGATTTCGGTATATCAGTCACACGCATACCTTGTGGTGCATTCTCAAATGTCACTTTGAGTTCGCTGCGCTGCGTTGATGGCGGGACAGCTCGCTCGAGTACGCCAGAACGCCGGGTCAGTGGCACATAAGGTTGATAACGCCCCTGCGGAATCGGGGTGTCCATACCAAGAAGCTCTTTGAGTCTGGGAATAAAACCGTTATACCCGCGTTCACGCTCCTTCGTTTGCAGCTTCTGTACAGCGAATGCGCCAGCATCCATACCCGCATCCTTCGCCCCCTGCTCCAGATCCTTAAGCTCTTTAAAGAGTGACACCGCCACGCCAATTGTCAGCGTCATGGCCCCCATCCGGCCAATTTTACCCAGCAGACCGGAAAGCCGTCCGGCCAGCAGGACGGACTGCTGCAGGGCACCAATGGTCCTGACGGTAAAAGAACCAGCCATAACCAGACCAACCCCTTCAATCACCGTCTCCCATCCGCCCATCTCCTGCGCAACGTTATCGACCTCCTGCCATACCGCCTTAATCACCGGAGCAACATCGTCCCAGTTCTCAATGATCAGCATAGCGCCGGCCACCAGCGCCGCAATGGCGACTTTCGCCGGAGAGAGATTAATGACACTGTTCAGGATTTTGACAGCCCGGGACAGGCTACCGATGGATACGCCAACAGCCAGCAGCGCCGCGCCGAACTTCGCAGCAGACTGAACCAGTTCAGGATTCGCGCGAACGAATGTCCGGAGCTGCTCCAGGTAAGGCATGACCGCTTCTGCGGCTTCGTTAATGGCGGGCAGGAAGGTATCGCCCAGCGTTACCGAAATCGCATTGACGCTGTTTTTCAGCAGAACCAGCTGGTTTTCTGTTGTGGCCGCGCGGGATGCGTATTCCTTCTGCATCGAGCCGCCATATTCCTGGGCATCTGTCACACGCTCAAAGTTGGTGCGTAACAGATCCATGTTGGTCAGCAGCGGTGCGATAGCCCCTATCGACTCTTTACCGAAAAGCCTGGTCAGTATTTGTGGCCTGTCAGTCGCTGACAATTTTGAAAGAGAATCTAAAACCTTGAGGATCGCGGTTTTAGAGTCTTTTTGCATTTCAGCAGCTAATTTAGTGGGGCTTATCCGCAGCGCTCTTAAGGCTTCTTTCTGAGACTTAGTTGCGGATTTACCCGCCGTAAGCGACAGCATGAAGTTTTTGATGCCGGTTGAGGCAATTTCTGATTCAACCCCCATCCCGGCAATGGTGGCGCCCATCGCGGCAATTTCGCCGGATGCCACTCCGGCAACACCGCCAAGCGGACCAATCCGCGTCACGATATCAGAAATCTTCTTCGCATTTGCCGGGCCGGTATTCCCCAGATAGTTGATTTTATCGGCCAGGACAACCACGTCTTCCTGCGTCAGTTTGAACGCTGTCCGCCACTGCGCCATCATCTGACCGGACTCTTCGGCAGTGGTATCAAACGCCACACCCATTTTCACTGCGTCGTTCGCAAACTGCATCAAATCGCCGCGGGCAATGCCTGCCTGCCCGCCCGCCGCCACGATCTCTGCAATTCCCTCCGCCGCCATCGGTAACTGTGTGGACAGCGTCAGGATATCGTCACTCATCTGCGCGAATGCTTTTTTATCATCCAGGCCGTCAACCACCTTCCGGATGTCAGCCATTTTTGACTCAAAGCCAATCGCAGCATTCACGGGCAGCACCAGCGCCCCAAGAACAGCGGTCCCGGCAGCGGCAGCACCGATCGCCAGCCCGGCCATTTCTTTCTGAAATCCCTTCAGTTCCCGCTGCATCCCTTTCAGCGGACCCGATAACTGGTCAACGGCAGTGATAATGGCCTTTAACTGGAAACTGTCAGCCATGCTTCATTTCCTCATTGATACGGACAGCCTCCAACTCCAGCTCCAGAAAATCGGATATCGCCGCCCGCCGGAGCTCCAGGGGATTTATTCGCCAGAAGTATGCGGTGTTGTAGACCCGCTTTCTGAGTCCTCCTCCGTCTCCGACCGGGTAAAAAAATTGAGGATCAACATACAGGCTTTGAAAATATCCAGTTTTGCCAGTTGCGCTGCCGAGGAGCGTGGAATACCTGCCAGCACAGGGATATATTTCAGCGCAACCGAACTGTCCAGCCGGACGCCGCCGTCACCGGAAACGGTGAACGGAAAACCAATGGCTTCGATTTCATCGTAGGACGGTTCGCGCAGCTCCAGCACATAAAGCTTTTCGTTATGCGCCATAATCGGCTTTTTGAGCACAAGTTCTTTTATCACTGGTAAAATCCCTCCTCACCGTGGAACTCAAGATCCACGGTGCCCTCTTCCGGGTTATGGTTGGCTTCGCCGTGCAGCCAGGCGTTTGAGAGAACATACACCTGACCATTTGCCAGCTCTGATGTGATTGTCATGACATCAGAAGACGTAATTTTATCGACCGGGAAGTTTTTCGGCACTTTGGCGGTCACCTTCGTATACGGTGCCCGGCTGGTTTCCTTGTAGTCAACGGAACCATCCAGGCCAATCACGTCGTCACGAACTTTGGTGTTCATGGGGACTTCAATCCCTCCGGTTACCGACAGTTGCTGTCCGTCGATTTTGAAATACGTTGTTCCCGCAATTTTTCCCATTATGCAGCCTCCTCGCTGTACTGCAGACGGAACTGGTTAAGCACTGCAAACACACGTAACTGATTGACATAATCAGGCGGAAACAGCACATCCAGGCGGTTCGAATTGTTCGCGTTACGCTCAACTATCAGATGTTGCTGGAACAGATCGAAGTTTTCCACGATGCCTTCCCGCTCCATCTGGCGATATGTTGATCCCAGCTCACCACGGATAACGGCAGGCGTGACAATGGCCTGACCAGACCCGAAACGCGTACCATCATTAGCAAGTTTATGGCGCCCGTATTTACTGGTAATAACAGATTTCAGACGGCGCAACACATAAGCACTGGTATGCAGCGTCTCGCTGTCAAGGTAGCTGTTATCCGCCACACCATACGCATTTTTCCTGTACGTCGTGATATCCCGCTGAATACGCAGCACGCCGCTTTCCACATACGCCGTTGCCACACCGTGGGAAAGTAACGTCTGCTGTTCAGTCGTCGTGAAGCGTTTGCCTTTCGGTGCCGGCAGCATGTCCACCAGTTCCCCGGTCTGGGTCGGGCGCGCCGGATCGTTACGGATAAAAACCGCAGCACGGGCAGTACGGCTTGCAGCCAGTTCATCAGCAGGCGTCTGGGTGTCTTTCTCATAGCCCGCCAGGGTGATGTGCTGCAGGTTAAACTGGTCACCCGCGGCCACAAGCTCCGACAGAGTCCCCGTCTTCGCCGTATAAACGTGACCATACAACTGCCGGACATAACTCCAGCGACCGCTGGAATCATTCATTTCAGTTGCCATCGTGTTCACCGATGCCGTGTCGTTAAACGGAAGGCCGATATAATCGAACGGCTCATCTCCCATCGCTGCCACCGCGTCGTTAAGAGCTGGCGCACCAGCCCCCTTCACGCCGCTGGCAACCGTAATATTCACACCCGCCGGTAACACCTCCCCACCGCCAAAGCCGTAATAATTGAGAGTGACCGGAATTTCATTTCCATATAACCCCTTGTGGCGCGCAGTCAGTGTCACCACCCCCGCTTCTGATGTTGCCGTAAAGGGAAGATCAGGGTTTGCATTGACCGCATCCTTAATGCTCACAGCCACCGCCGCAGCGTCATCACCGCTGGTCACGGGAGCCTGAACGCGGGTTCGGCCGGTATAGACATTCACCGTTCCGGTTTCCGTCGCTTCGCCAGTTACCGTCAAAGCGACGGTTGCTGCCGCGCCTGTGGATTCAGGTACGGCAATGACATACAGTTCGCCAAATGGATCGGTCTTACGGTACGCCCCGACCATACGGGCCAGCTGGCTTCCGGCACCGCAAATCTGACGGGCATAATCAACCGATGACACCAGAACAAGACTGTTGACGGCAATTGACGCATCATTGCTGGCGTGACCAATCAGCAGTGATGCCCCGCTGTCCCGGGCGGTATTTGCCGCCGAGTTATCCATCTCGGCATAAAACAGCGGAACCCGTGTATCTGACGGGATGGAATTAAAACTAATTGCCATTTGTTTTCACCTTTTTATTCGTGCGCCGGACATCACCAGCGGCCTCGCGGCGCAGCCAGTAGTTATTCTCATCAACATTTCGACCTCCTTCAGGTAAAAGGTCGCCACGGGCCGGATCGGGAACCGATCGCCCTTTTGCGGGTTTCACAAACATGGTTTATTCCTGAAATGTAATTTCGGTGTGGTGCTCGATGTCGCCATCTGGCCCGGTACCGGGTTCGATAAAATCAACATCAATACTGAGCGTTTTAAGGTCGGGCAGGCCGTCCAGATCATCCTGCTGGCGGGTGTCTGTTTCGGTAATTTCATACTTCACCGTGAAGTCGAACTGGTAATACAGTTCGTGGCGGTTCAGATCGAGAAGCATCCCACCCGTATACTGAATTTCATGCGCCTGCGGATCCGGCTCCCACCCCAGCAGCGCCTTCCAGATTTCCTGCCTGACGTCGTGAACTGCGTCGTAAGAAGCCCACTGCCCTTTTTCATCCCGTTCGTTGCTGAGTACCACGATGACGGAAAAACCCTCCGTCAAATCCTGCCAGTAGTCGGTCTGCGATTTCTGCTCACCCGTGACGTCTTCGGCTGGCACAACATACGCGGCTGGTAGTCTGAGCTTTCCGGCCTCCGGTATCGCTTTAAACTGCGCTGCGCCACCCACACGGTTTTCAAACCGAGGGCAACGGCTGCGAAGTGCCGCAATAATCGGGGTTAATTTCATTTTTTCTTCCTTCGCTGAGGACGGAGTGATTTTCGCAATTCGCGGGAGAGCACATAACGTGTCCAGCTGCGGCGTTTATCCAGAACCTCAGTCATGTAGTTGTTACGTGGTTCCACACGCCAGCCGCTGCCGCCTGATGCGCCGCGATGATGGCCTTTCTTACGCTTCGCCCCACGGCGAACACCGTAGAACAGAAAGGCGGGGTAAAAGGCACCGTTGATATGCCGGTTGCCCTCGCCGTTTTTCTGGTTAGGCGCGATCTTCACCATGAGCCCCGGACGTTTTTTTGACGCCCGGGGTACGTAGTAGCCGATAGAACGCGCCAGCTGGCCGGTGCGGTACGAGGGGTTTTCGCCTGGCTTCGAGCGGCCACGTTTCATGACCAGTCGCCGCGCATCACGCATGTGCACCTGACCAATTTTAACGAACGCCCGTCGCATTCTCGCCCGGTTAAACACCAGTTCTTCCGGCTGTACGTAATCAACGTGTAAATATGCTTTCTGCGGCATAGTCACTCCCGTTATCGGTACCCAGCGCTTCGCACTCGAGCAACAGAAAGCGGCGTTTACTGTTCAGATCACGGACCCGTTTAACCCGATAAGAAATATCGTCGTGGAGCACTTCATGATCGGCGGTGATACCGCGGCGAAAACGGATGGTGAAATAGTGCGTCACCCTGTTTTCTATCTGCACAGACCCCTGATAAGCTGCCGCACCGGGTTGCGCTTTTTTGGCCCACGTCCGGATCTGCTCCGGGTACGTCGGCGTTACGCCAAAGTCATCAGCCGGAACATCGACACGCCGCCGGATAACAATGCGCTGGTCAAGTTCGCCCGGGTCGGGCAAAAGGTATGTGGCGCTGGTCTGCGCCTGACGAATTTTCATTGTGGAAAGTACCTGTATGGACCGACAAGCCAGCCAAAGCTCTGTGGCATGTCGAGTTTTTCCACTTCCGTGACGGAAGATCGGTTTTCGTAGAAATGACTGATAAGCATCAACATCCCCAGACGGATATCATCCTGCAGGAGCAGTCCGTCAGGATCGCTGTCCGGAATGGTTTCATCCGGCGCATAGAGCTTCCGGTTCAGATACGTCTCCGTCCGCTTTTGTACCGCTCTGGCCAGCAGTTGCAGGTAGCGCTCATCGGCTTCAAAATCCTCATCCAGCCGGAGTTGAGCTTTAATTTCTTCCACACTCAGAAGCATACTCAGCCCTCTTGACTGGTCGTGGATTTTTTCTCTTTCACCGCTTTATTGCTTTTTGCACTGGTTTCGCACTCTGCTAACCCGGTCTGAAGCGCAATCTCCTGCGCCCGGGCCGGGAGTATCCTGTCGTCGTGTTCACCGGCACGAATGATTTCAACACGCAGACCGTCTGGCGACCATTTGAGATCTTGTTTCAGGATCATGATTCCCTCACCTGTCAGAACAGGGGCGCCGTTCAGCGCCCCGCCAGTGATTACGCCGCAGCGATTTTCAGCAGCTTGATAGCCTGTGAATCGACCAGCATACCCCCGGTGCGCTTGGTGGTATAAAAACCGACAAACGGTTTGTTGGTGTACGGGTCGCGCAGGATGCGGGTGCCGATACGGTCAACGATGGTGTAACCCCGTTTGAAGTTACCAAACGCAATGGCTTTCGCATCGGCGGCGATATCCGGCATCTGTTCGTTTTCAGCGATACCGTAACCCGCCAGTGAGGATGGCTGTCCCAGTTCCAGCCCCGGACGCCACAGATAGTTACCCTCGGTATCTTTCAGCAGACGGATGGCAAACAGGCTGTTGTTGTTCATCATGAACTTCGCGCCGGTACGATGCGCCTTACGCAGCGTGTAAATCAGCTTAATGATGGCATCAGCGGTCACCGCGGTCGCTTCACCGGATACGATGTGCTGAAGTTTACCGAACGCACGAGCCTTATCGGACTCTTCGGTGGATTCATAGGCCAGGAACCCTTTCGGCTTCTTGGTGCCGTCACCAGTGGTAAAGGCAATTTCCTCCTGTTCGGCAAATTCGGTCGCCAGTTCACTGTTGATCCAGGCTTCCACGTTGAAGAAGGCATCATCCAGCATTTTCTGGGTGGCCTGCGGGTTGCCGTAGATTTCCCCCATGAAAGGCTCAATCAGTCCCAGCCTGGAAGTAGCGGTCTGGGAACGCGTGTCAGTTTCGCCGACCCATCCGGAAGCCGTACCACCCAGATTCACCAGTTTTTTATAGTCGGAACCGCCCACGGTGATCACCGTGGCCTCCTGACGCATCACCACCTCATCTTTCAGCAGGCTGAGAATGCTGCGATCCAGCTCTTCCGGCACGGCATAACCACCATCTTCATCAGTGCCCACCTGCAACGCCTTACGCTCCAGATCGCGCAGACCGTCTTCGCGGCCTTTACGCAGAAAGCCGACGAAAGCGTCTTTATGTTCTGCAGCCACCTTGTTTTGCGCTCCACCTGCCGGACGTTTCAGCTCAAGCAGCTCTTTTTCAAGGTCGCTTTTGAGATTTTCCAGCTCGCTGAGTTTCCCGTTCAGGGTTTCCACCTGCCCGGCAAGCTTGCCCTTTTCCTGCTCAATCGCCTCAACGCGCTTGTCGTTCTTTGCTTTGAAGTCGTCAAACTTCTGTTGAAGTTCCTGCGCGACCTGTTCCACATCTTTAATATCAACCGCCATCGTATTTCTCCTGATTAGAAGTTCAGATTTTTCAGTACATTCAGTGCAGAGCCCACATCCTCAGCGTCGCGCAGGGACAGTGCGCCATAGCCCCCGGCCATGAATGCTTTGGCCTGGGTACGGGAGAGTCCGACATCACGCAGGACTCTTTCGATTTTTTTCTGTTCGGGGATTTCCCCGCGGGCCAGCGCGTTCTTGACGTCGCTGATCCGTGCCTCATCGTTTGACGGGAACGTCACCAGACTGACTTCCCAGAGGTCGATTTCTTTCAGCAGAAAGGCTTCTTTGCTCCGGTCGTATTCCCAGTCTTTCAATACGTACCCAATAGAAAGGCCGGTTAATGAACCGGCCTTCATGTGTGCATGTGCGCGTTTTGCCAGGGGATCATCATCAATGAGCAATCGCCCCTTAACGTAAAGCCCGACATCGTCTTCCTTCATTTCGGTGTAAACACCGATGGGCTCATCCATGCGGTGCTGCCAGAGCAGCGCAGGTAACGCTTTTCTGTCACTCCACTCCCGCAGGGAAGCAGCAAATGCCCCGGACATCACCACATCATCGTGGCTGTCCTTTACACCAAAGACGGAGCCATACCCTTCAAACTCACCGGAGTCACTGACAGATTTAAGACTCAGCGGTACATCAAGACGTTGTTTCGTCTGCATTGGCGTTATCCTTCTGCTTACCGGCTTTACTGCCATCGGAGGGTTTCGTGGTCATGTTCATCGGTGTGAGATAGACATCGCCACCGGGACGCGGATTCATATCTTCCAGGTCGCGGCAGTCATTGGGAGAGTAAATCCCCCAGTTGATCCCGGTGGCATAGGCTTCAAAACGGGACTTCACATCCCCACGCAGTAACGCCCCCGCGTTAAATTTGGCGTAAAAAACGCCCTGCTTACTTTTTCGTACCAGTCCGGTGTTGATCCGCTGTTCGATGCGGGTCAGATACGGCACCAGTGAATAGTTGATAAATCCCAGCCCCAGCTCTTCAATATTGTTGAAGGTGGCGCGATCGGTGTTCTGCACCATGTGCAATGGCACCCGGAACAGACGACAGATTTCTTCAAGCTGAAACTTGCGGGTTTCCAGGAACTGGCTGTCCTCGGCGTTCAGCGCCATCGACTTCCAGTCCAGCCCCATCTCAAGGATCATCGGGCGATGAGCATTACCAAGCCCGGTGTGACGCTCCTCAAAATCTTTCTTCAGGCGCTCATAAGCCTGATCCGACAGCGTCTGCTCTGTACGCAACACACCCGACGTCACCGCGCCATTGCTGAACAGTCTGGCCCCGTGCTCTTCGGTCGCTGCCGCCAGCGATATTGCCTCGCGGGCATAGGCGATGGGATTCAGCCCCACCAGTCCGTCCAGCGTCAGCGTGCGCACATGCCAGATATCCTCCTGGCTCAGTACATCCGTGGAGCCATCCGGGAATGTGACCTGATAGACCGGCTCCCAGCTACTGTTAAGCTTCGGCACCACACAACCGGGATCGACGGGCAGCAATTCAGCCACTTCGCCAAATGCTTTCACTTTGTAGGCATAAAAGTTGCCCCGCAGGCACAAACAGGTGACCACCAGCTCCCAGAACTCCTGCGGCGTCATATAGCCATTGGGATGCGTGGAGATCAGCTTATGCAGACGTTCGCCAGTGGCTCTCTGTTTCAGGCTGCCGTTCAGGTGATACAGGCTGCAGGGCAACATCCCGACCGACTCTGCCAGCACTCTGACGCAGGAAAAAACCGCCGTCAGTCGCATGGCCCGCTGACTGCTGATCTGCTTTCCGGTATAGGTGTCGTATGACAGCCCGATAGCATCCGCCAGCTCTGCTGGCGTGGTCACCGGCGCGTCACTTTTTCGTTGAAATAATCCCGAAAAGAACACTATTTACCTCCGCCGACAGACTGCTGTGTACGGTCGAGATATCGCGCCACCAGCCACGACCAGAACATGCACAGCGCCCCGGCAACAACAAAACCCGCCGGGGGATAAATCAGCCAGGCACCATACGCCAGCAAAAGCGCACCCAGCACGCCCACCAGAGGCGCGAGAATCAGCATGATCATAATTACCTCAGTTAAAGCGAGCGGATCCCGTAGGACTCAATGTGGTCAGACAGCGTGTCTTCTTTCTCGTACAGCATGGCTCTGCCAACCGCCATAATCAGTGCAACTGCACCATCGATTTTATTTTCCGCCTGCTCCTTGACAGGCTTCACCACATCATCGTTACCCGGAATGGTTTTGCCGACTACGTTGCCGATACACCAGGTCATGATGGGATTGCCGTCATGATGAAAGCGCCCCGATTCAATCGCCGCTTCCAGCTCTTTCATCGGATCGGACATGTTGGTGTAGTTCTGAATGATGGTGATGGGGTTCAGGTCTTCATCAGCAAGGTCATGCGACAGCCCGGTCGCCCCGAAGGGGTCGATGGGTGACTCACTGACCGGGCTGATTTTGTTCGCCGCTTTGGCCTCCTCGAGGATGTAGCGATAATCCACCTCCGCACCAGCGGTAACAGTCAGAACGCCCATTTCCACCCATTTCTGAAAGCGTTCGGCTGTCCGGCGATCTTCATTTTTCTCGACGCTGTACACCGTGTCATACGGTACCCAGAAACGCGGGGCCACACTGTAGTAATGCGTTTTACCGTCAATCTCGCGGGTATAAAGTCGCGCCATGCTGTTCATATCCAGCTTACGCGCCAGGTCAAAGGCCAGAATGCACGGCTGCCCCTCGAACTGCTCAAGGGTCAGTGATTTATCCTCGCAGCTCTGCCAGCTCACCAGGTTGAAATACGCCGAACGCGCCGACACCCAGATATTGAGGTGTTTTGTTTTAAAGACGTTTGCCAGACGGGCGTTATTTTTCGCACGCTGCTGCTGACTTAACAAAAATTCGCGATAAACCGACACGCCAATATTTGGATTGGCTTTTTCCAGCACCTGCGGGTCGGTCCAGTCGTCACCTTCATCAACGGTATAGATGATCCCGAACAGTTCATCGTTAGGCACCGAGCCGTTGAGCATCTCGATGACTTCCCGCCGCTTGTCGTAGCACGGCCCCTCAATGTTGTACCCGGCGGTGGTGATGGCCCACATCAGTGGCTGACGTCGCGCGCCCATCCCGGTAAGCATCGTGGTGTAAAGTGCATCTGTGGCATGCTCGTGATATTCATCCACCACAGCACAGTGGGGTGATGAACCATCACCGGGGTTACCGATCAGCGGTTCAAACCGCGCGCCATCCTCCGGACGGTTCATGTTTGAGGCGTTAACCTCAATCCCGAACGCTTCCGTCAGCATGGGTGTGCGTTTACACATCAGTCGCGCCGGGCGAAAGACTTCCCACGCCTGTTTCTCTGTCGTGGCACCGGAATACACTTCCGCGCCAAACTCGTTATCACAGGCAAAACAATACAGGGCAACACCGGCAGAGATTGCCGATTTGCCGTTCTTACGGGGGATTTCGGTATACACCTCCCGGAAGCGGCGCAGCCGGGAGCCTTTATTGACCCAGCCAAACGCGCAGCAGATCACAAAGAGCTGCCACGGCTCCAGCGTGATGGGCATCCGTTTGAATGCCCACTCCCCCTTGGTGTGTGGCAACAGCTGAATAAATTTCGCGGCCCGTTCAGCCTGGTCCTTGTCGAAGCGGTAACGAAACGACTTACTTTTTTCCGCCATCAGGTCATCAAGATGGCGCTGGCAGGCCTGAATCACAAACTGGCAGGCCACAATCTTTCCGCGCACGACATCACGGGCATACTGATTGGCAGCATTTACGTTGGGGTAAGATTTCCGGCTCATGACTCGATGATTTTCAGAAACGGGTTAGTGGCTTTCTTCTGCCCCGCCAGGCCAATCAGACGCTGGCGGCTGCTGGGGTCGAGTCCGAGCATTGCACCCGTGCTGCTCATCTCGGACTCCTGTTCTTTTTTGGCGGTCAGCTCCGGATTTTTGACCATGCCGCCCATTGCACCGGTGATGGTGTTGCCCTGTATGGCAATATTTTTCACGGCACGTCGCCAGAACTCATAGGCCACGCACCACCGCTCAAGTACCGCCAGGTCAGTCACGCACAGCAGGCCCTGACCGCAGAGTTCTTTGGTTGTCAGTTGCCACATGATCGTGGCGAGAGGGAGATCTTCTTCAGCGAACCACTCCGGTGGCTCAACACCTTTGATGGGCGTAAAAACAGGTTCATCTTTGTTCAGGGCTCGCTTGCCGGGGTTTCCGGCCAGCGCCTTGCGCGCCGTTGGCTTGGGGCGACGCCCGGAACGCCCCGCCGTTCCAGCCATATGCGGCACTCCTGGTTAAATTTCATTTTTCGCGGGTATAAAAAAACGTTGAGGCGGGCAGTCCGGAAGACGTCAGGTCACAGGGATTTGACCCGCCCCTCCCCTCTGGCAGCGGGAACTGGTTCTTACTTCAGCCGTTCACGGGCCGTCTTCGCCTTATGACACGGCCAGCACAGACTCTGCAGATTGCAGTCAGCATCAGTGCCGCCATGCGCTTTAGGAATAATGTGGTCAACGGTTTTCGCCTCACGCACCACACCGGCACGCAGACATAACTGACACAGGCCTTTGTCACGCTTCAGGACACGCGCGCGGATACTGTCCCACTTCGAACCGTAGCCGCGCTGATGACGGGATTGTCCTGGCTTGTATTGCTTCCAGCCTTCGCTTTTGTGACTTTCACAATAGCCTGACGGATCAGTGGTAGTTTGGCGGCAACCACGAACGCGGCAGGCTTTTGGGATTCTAGGGGGCATATAAAAAATTTATAATAAGTAAAATAATAAAGAAAAATGCTCAAAGGCAATTACCTTGACTCAAATACAAATCTAGAAGAGATGAGCTTATCAAGCATTTTCATAAGTAAATCCTTACTCTCACCACCATTTATATATTTATTAAAGTTAGACTCGAACTCATGCCAAACTTTTTCTAACTCAGTATTATCAAATAAGTGCTCTGTCGCAAACCATGAAGATTGGCAACAATCAAAAATACTCAAAAGCTCATCAAATCTTTTAACATTCTCTTCTCCCAACTCAATTTGCTGGCTAATAAGATCTACATCTTTAAATAGCCATTTAGCAATAACTTGCTCTCGTTCATCATTGAGTTGCTCGGGGTCAATATTGACAGGCATAAATAATAGAGCTGTCTTTAATTTCTTTAATGCATTCCTAAAATCTATTTTTACTTTTGTTTTCTCTTGTTCCCGCCACGTAAATAATGCCTTGAACGCCAAAAACAAAGTAACAATAGTAGCTCCAGCACTCACCCAAGATGCAATCATTGCCCAACAAGCCCACTCAGCAGCAGCACGGTTTGCTACAAGTGTCTCATATGCAATATAATTTTCGTTCATTTTTACCTCACTGTTAATAGTGAGAGTATTGTAACTAAAAGCATAATAACTAGAACAGTCAAATAAAAATATTTCACCTAATGAATATTATTATTCAAATGTAGATTGTACTTTTGCTCTCCTAGCCTACGAAGATCAGACTTATCACGGTTACATAGCCCCAGTGCTGATAGCAGACTTACATTCAAACTAAGACTATCCCCATAAGTCAGAGGATTGGGTATAACTGGCTGTGGAGTTTCAGCGAGCAGGTTCGCCGGTAACGGCATCGTTGGAACCTGCACGTATACTGTCCGCGTACTTCCGCAACCGGTCAGCAGCGACATCAGGCACAGGACGTGAAGCACAATCATCATCCGCAACAGCCACTTTGATATCTTCCTGGGTTCTCTGTGACTCCAGTGCGATCTGCTGTTTTGCATGTTGATTCGCCTCCTGAATGATGTTCGTTATTGCCATAGTACGCAGAACATTCTCGGTGATAGCCTCAGTAGAATCAGCTCGCTGTTCCGCAGCATCAGCACGCTTCTGCTCCTCCAGAAACTTTCCATGATAGTGATTCGCTGACCAGACAAGACCACCAGCGACACAAGCAATAAACGTTAAAATGAGCGCCCAATAACTCATCTTCATACCAGCAGCGCCGCCCGCGCCTTGTTGTATCGGACCTTACGATCCTCAATACCGTTCAAACCGCCGTTAATGATGCGCGTAACACGGTTAATATCGGCACCGTAGATCATGCAACCTTTAGAGGTGTAGAACCATGCAGCTGAGCGCGCAGCCTGTAGTTCCTGTTCCAGTTGTTCAGGTGAAGTCACCAGATCTAACTTCAGCGCCGCGCCACAGATGCGATAATTATGGAGGCCAGTGATTTGAATTAATCCTCTACCACGATATTTCCAGCCATCACCGGGTGCTTTGTTACCCAGCCGGTTGCTATACACCAGATTGGCAATAGCATCCTGACGAGCTGCATGTCCGGATGTTCTGCCAAGGGCATCAGCCTGCTGCTGTGTGATCCTCTTTCCGAACGTCGCCACCAGCGCAGATGGCGTGTAGTTAAAATTTTCAACTACGGCGCTAAACCCCATCGACTCATGGCCTACCTGAGCGATAAACATCGCCTGATCCGCTGGTGCTGTAATGCCGAATTCCTTCATCGCCGCATCAATGTGCGGAAACCAGCGCGCAGCCTGCCCGGCGCTAATACCAGCCGCCTTTTGAAATAATTGTTGGTTCATTAGTGCCTCAGATGATCAACCAGACGTGCAACGTTGCCTCTGACGGCCACCAGCACGGAAAGAAAAATAGTATTCGCCACGATAATGGGCCATGAGGAATGGGGATAAATCCCACAGAGATAGGCCAACGGAACAGCACTGTATGTAACAGTAATCAACCAAGCTAAACGTGAAACCCAAGGACGATGCCGCGAATCACCACGACGATAAAACATCAGAGTAATAACAACACAAGCACATAACAACGCATTTATAGTTGCTGTCGGGTCATTTAGCTCCACCTGAACCTCCCCGGCGCGTTATGAGCGCCACCAGCGAGCCGATATCCTGATTATTCAGGAACGTCAGGATCTTAACGGCTAAAGCAGAGACGATTACGGCACCAATAGCATCCAGAGGTTTATCACTGTATCCGGTCAAGTTCGCCAGCTTGGAGCCAACCAACCCAGAGCAAAGGATCCCGGCAATATATGACACGATAAAATATGCCAGTCGGCGCGATGCACTCAGATCTGCTGCTGTTGCTATGTAGAATACAGCCCCTGCAAATGCGCCAAATACAACGCCGTAATCAGTTCCGGTCAGCAGTCCATAAACACTGGCACCCGTCAGGGCACCACCAGCCAGCCCAGTACCGGAAATCGGATCGGACATTTAGCCCCCTCTTAATTGCTGTTGGTCCTCTCAGATATGAGGGGAAGGGATCTTAATGACAGTTTGTCTATTATTTCAGACAGACTAAAACCTGATTACATATCAGAAGAAGCAGCAGAATTTCTCCGCTCACTAAAACTTTCAGTCAAACACTACCCTGTTGATTATTTCTCAGAGGCGGACTTGACTCCCTGGGGAAACTCAACTTTCCGTTAAAACCACCAGCAGACATCCGTTCAATTTCCACAGAAATATCACTGAGCCGTTCTTCAAGCTCTGCTTTTTCTTTTACCAGACGGTTATAGCGGCTTAGATGAAGCTTTTGCTGCTCCAGCCAGTCTTCAAGCTGTTCAACAGTCATACCAGGGTTAAAAAAATATGGCTGCGGCTTTTCGCCCTGCATTATTGACCTCCAGAAAAGCAAAAACCCCGCCGAAGCGAGGTTTGTTATGATTTCGTTAACGGCAGACATACAAAGCCCATCGTTAGGAGAATCCTAACCAGATTTTTTGAAAAATGCAAGAATCATGTCGCCATCTTCGGCGAAAATCATTTATCTCGTGACTTTTCTTAATTGCGCCTCAGCATATGCTTCTTCCTGCCAGCACTTTGTCACCAGTTTATCAATGATATCTGCATATCCTTTGTACCACTGATAATCCGTCAGGTCTGGTACCAGCTTCTGGACATGATGCCGCGCCAGCGTGGTTGGTAAACGACTAAACCGGTTTCCATTGCAACGCCCACAAATCTTATAAACAGGCGTGCCATGAAGTCGGGTCCTTTTTTCATCCAGGACAATACCTTTACCCTTACACCCTCTGCACGCTGTGCTGACTTCTCCCTTACCATGACAATGCTGACATAGTTCCTTCCCCCACTCTTCCTTGATAACAGATACCCCGCTTCTGGAGTGTTTCACCACTTCGCGCAATACATTATGAAATCCAGTCCCAGCACAATGCTCACAGCGAGCCTTACTTGCCGCAGACCTGGAATAATCAGCAAAGGCAAAATTCACAAGGTAAGGGATGATCTGTAACCGGGTTTCTTCACTCAATTTGTTCAATGTCGGGTTATCCAGTGCCATCGCGTGATTGAGTAGACCTTCAATCGCAAACTGAGGATCCTGAACACCAACTTTTGCCAGGAATAAGGCAAACCCAAGCGGTGCTTTCGACTGCACCATCCCCTGCGCAGCCATCACATCCGTAATCGTTAAACCACCTGAGCCTGTCGCCGGTGCGTCATCGCTCAATTTTGGAGATTTTGGGGAGTAATATTTTGGTAAGGCTTCAAGGTTCATGCTCGTTCTCCACTTACGCCAGAACGCCTATTGCCAGCGCACGATCGATAAAACGAAATATCAACTCCAGTTGAGAGCCGTATTTCTCTTCGAATGC